GTGGTGGTGGGTTGATGCTTGTATGTTGACTACCCATATCAACAGCATTGTCCATGTAGTTTACAGACACCAAGTGAACAAATCAGTGCCAAAAGATAATATTTTGATTATAGTGAACCGATCAATCCACGGTACACTTGGTTTAAAAGATTGATATTTAGATTTACATGCACCGATCAATTCACGGTGCATTTCAAGGTCATCACTTACCATCAGCTCGGATTGCAGCAATTCTTCGATCAGCAACTTTAGAGACAGCGTCATGTATTTAATCTTTGTAATCTTTGATGAAAGGAATGTGACCCGCAACAGCCGATGCAATGTGTGGTGTGAATCTGAGCAATCTTTCTTTTAAGGTTGGATTCTCCAGCATTGCTTACTGGAACTTATGGAGTAATGCAGAGTTTTTCACGATGTTACCCACATTCCAGAGACCATAGAGATATTCAGATTCAGGTATCAATAAATCACGATCACGGCCAGTTCTAATGTCATTGAATGTCATCCTTCTTAATATATCGACAGCTGATGAGTATTCAACTGGTAATTCGCATGTTCTGGTCTCAAGATATTGGGTGACATCTGTTGGAACGCCTTCATAATGAACAATTGTCTAGTATTCAAGTGTTAGACCAGCTGATACGTTCTCATAATAGGCAAATGCTCCATGTTTCCTTGATAATGAGTTGATATCCAACCAGACTTACGAGATGCCAGCAATAAATGGCTAGACAATTGGACCCCAGACAACGTTGATCCCAATGACTAACCAGGCTGGTTTATTTGGTAGTATATTAACAGCAGTAACAGCAACTATGATGCGGTAAGGTCCATACTGGTCAATATCATTCAGGTCAGGTTCAATGCTGTTAGTGGGTTGTAAGAATTGAGCTGTTGATGGTACAAATTGCTCAGCATCAGCAGTGTCATCAGGAATATAAACGCTACCATATAAGAAATCAGTCTCAGTGGTGTTAGAGTTTGGAGATGCTAAATACACACGATCATGATTTTAATTAGCAGGTATCTATCCAATTGCAGTTCTCAAGTTATTCTTAACCAACAATCCACGCGCGCAATAACAGACTCCAGCTTCACC